TTCTTGATCGAATGGTTATCAGTCGAGAAGTCAAAGTTATTAGCAACTGAATTAGCCTTCATCTGGTAGACTTCGGCGGCGGCGGCGTTTATGTCATAAGCCCATCCTGAAACGTAGTAATCAATCCCTAAAGTGTTTGAAGCAAAGGTAACGATACCTCTTGTATAATCGACTGTGTAATCTGAAGCGCTTACCGTCCCACCCGCGTTATTCTGGATAATGAATATCGCAGTCCCGCCCGTGGATTGTTCAACGTGATCGAATCCAAGAGGATACTCCGTATAAACTAAAACATTATTGCTAATCCTTGCCGGTTCAACGCACTCAATTGCTTCATAAATAAAATGAGTAGAATGTTTATCAAATATCGTGTCAAGTTGATTGTCTGTAAAATAGGATAATGTTCCCGCCGTAAAATCAGCCGTCCCGGCGTTGGCCATTGCTCTGAGTTCATCCCGTAAGTCATTCATTCCAGATCGTGACATAATTATCCTTTACATAAAAAACGCACCTGACAAAGTCAAGTGCGAATCCATATCGGAGTAGCTTATTTATTATAGCATGTTTATTCAGACACTACATTATTTTGAGCAGATATTCGTCTCTCATAAATATCCAAATATCTTTTACCCATAGCCTCTAATGTGTGATCTTGTAAGACGTGTTCACGTGCATTTTTACCCATTTGTTCACGTAACTTTTTATCACTCTGTAAAAGATAGATAGCTTGACGAATTGCCATTGGATCACGAGGTGGTACAAGAATCCCCACGCCATCATGTATTTGTGCCCGCGCACCTGCCACGTCTGAAGCGATACACGCGCACCCGGAAGCTAAAGCCTCTTGTAAACAAAGTCCCCACGTTTCTTCATATGTTGACGGGAATACAAATATTGACGCTTTTCTTAGGCCTTCAGCAACTTGCTCCCTTGATAGGTGAGTCATCAACTTAACTTTTATGTCAGTTCCTTCAATGGCTTGCTGTAAATATTTCATTCCCTTAGCAGGATATTCAGCCCACGCACTTGATGTATAAATCTCGCATCCTTGCCTGTTTTCGTCTGGTTTGAATAATTCGGTATCAACTCCCAACTCACCGACATAATCCACTGATATTCCGTTTCGTTTGTAAATATCAGCTTGATATTCATTCAAACATAAAACAGAAGAACCGTTGACAACTTGCATCCACTCCATAGGCGCGTGTTTTTCTACACAATTATTATCGCATACACCCTTGACCGCCGTGCAACCCTCATCCCAATTTCTTAGTAACATCCGGCCGCCGCAAAATGGATAGTAATCCATCATAGCCCAAACATGAGGTATTTTATTTTCTTGTAAATATTTTACTGGCTCCCACCCCATTTTATTAAAGATTGTTCCAACCTGGATAATGTCAGGCTTGAAAGTGTCAATGGCCTCTTTGATATGTTCACTATGTAACCATGCAACCTGATTGCCTAAATTACGTAGTGCTCCTGTCAAGTCTCTCAACATTGACTCTGCACCGCCGCCTTGACCCGGGCCTCTTTGATCTTCATGCCACATTAGGACGCGCATAGATACTCCCTATACCATTTGATAGTTTCAATCAATCCCTTACCAAAAGACCATTCCGGCTGCCAGATTGTAGAAATCTTTGAGTGATCTAATGTTTGTGTTTTGATCTCATAGAACGGATTATCTTTTTTCACTACTTCCGGTGCTTTGCATCCAATCGCTCTTGCAATTTCATTTCCTACTTCCATAGGTGATAACTGGAATCCAGTACCAACATTGAACGCGCCTTTTTCTGCACATTCAGCCAAAGTGATATAGGCTCTTGCCGCGTCCTCAACGTACATCCATTCTCTTTTTTGGTCTACTGCATCCCCATAAATATGAGGTGATTCACCTTGTAAAGCATATCTAATCGATCCTGGAATAAGCCTTGACCAGTTCAAATCACCTTTTCCGTAAAGGTTAGCGCACCTAACTACAATCGCGCCGTAAAACATTCCAATCTGGTCAGCACACGCCTTCGAAAGTTCATACGCCCCAGTCGGTTTTAGTGTGAGTTCTTCTGTGTAAGGAATTCCATTGTGATCGCCATAAGCCTTATCGCTGGATGCAACCAGGCATTTTATCCCAAGTCTTTTACAAGTATCCAGCACATTGACCGTTCCCATAATATTAGTCTCTAATGTTCTGGCAGGTGACTGACTGGCGATCCTGACAATCGAGACGGCGGCCAAATGGAATACTACTTCGGCTTCACTGGATGAGATTATTCTATTTACAAATTCCTTGTCAAGAATATCCCCGTATTCAATTCTGCAATTAACATTCAATGCCGTTAGGCTAGTTTCATTCGCTCGATTCAATGAAGTAGCGGTAACATAATGACCTTGCTCCATTAGCATTTTGCATAATGTTGCCCCTAGAAAACCATCGGCTCCAGAAATTAATACTCTCATTGTTTTATCCTGAATTCTTTGATATGCAGTTCTTCTTCGCTTTCATAGATCGGTTGATGACCGTCGCCCAAAGAGGCTAATACTTCAGGGTTGCAATTCAATCCCCAATCACCTATGTTAGTTGATCTGTTGACCGTCAAGAACATTCGTTTCCTTCCAGACAATAAGATTGATCTAATTATAGCAGTATCAGATGAAGGTTCTATCATGCTACTAAATTGACTCATTACCCAACTTGTCACCCTATTTCTTATTTCGTAATTACCAACATCAAAACCGGAAACATCCGATACCAGGTTGAGATATTCTTGAAAATTTGGTAGTGTCTTATTCCACATTTGAGGAGTCATAGCCTCAATGCAAATCCTTGACGTTCTACCTTCGTCAATTATTACTGTGTCAAAATTGTTATGCACTTCTTCCGGTTTGCATCTTAACATCATTCCAGGATTGATCATCCCGATTGTTTCATCGTTTCCGAATTGTTCTAATAATTTATCAATTATCACTAAGGCATGTTCACTGACAGTTACGTCATCTTCCATGAACACGAAACCATCATACCACTCTGATAAAAAGTTGTTTATTTCGAGTAGCTGTAATCCGCATCCAATGTGCTTTTCGTGTTGATGCCATTCTTTATGAGGTAATTCAATAGAATCGAATATCGCTTTGTTCGCTCCGATTGAACCGAGATCCGTTCTTTTATCGCCATGAATGTGACATAACTCACCCTCTTGGAAAACATGAACATCCACATTTTCAAGGTTGTTTTTTGATAACGAAGTGAGAGACTGTTTCAACATCTCTGGGCGGTTCCAACAAGGTATTCCAATTCCTATTTTCATTTTTTATCCATCCATGACATAATCATCTGCAAATGACTTGTTACTCGTTCTTCGTGTTCCAAACCATCCTCACGCATTTCATTCAAAACAATATGGAGTAATTCGTGAATGATTATTTTCTCAATTTCTTTTTCTTCCATATCTTTTAGTTGAACATAGCTAAAATCAATATCTGCCGTAAAATACTTCCAAGACGTATCACATCTCGCAGCCGTTGAATATCCATCTTGGCTAGTTGTCCCAAGATAGTCTCGAATATTAAAATCAATCCTCCACATCCCAAGATACAGATTGGTTTTCCATTTTCGTAAATATTTATTGATTACTGATTTTAATTGCAATGAGGTTCTATTCATACCGGCCTCGCATTGATTCCCCAAAAATCGCCTGATTCGTGGTTCGCATATTGGATTAAATATTCGACACAGAAAAGATTGCAAGGTGACGGTTTCTTACTCAAATCAATATCACCATCCAACCAATTACCCAAACAAGTTTCCTTCCACGCATAACTATTCAACGATGATAAACAAGGCCAAGCATTACCAGCCGGATCCACTGTAATAAAGTTTACCC